TTTGGCAAGACGTCTCTAGTCGTGATGGCAAAATCAATTCAAACTATGGCTATCTGGTTTTCAATTCAGAAAACTATGCTCAGTATGAAAATGTATTGATGGAACTGACTCGTTCGCCAAACTCTCGTCGCGCTGTCATGATCTACACACGACCAAGCATGCACAGCAACTGGTGCGTCGATGGCATGAGTGACTTTGTTTGCACAAATGCAGTGCAATATATGATTCGTGGCGGAGAGTTGCAAGTTGTTGTACAGATGCGTAGTAACGATGTAGTCTATGGCTATCGCAACGACTATGCATGGCAAAAATATGTTCAAGACAAACTTGTATATGACTACAACTGCGGCACGAAAAAAGCCAATAAGATTGTTGCTGGCGACATTGTTTGGCAGGTAGGAAGCTTGCATGTCTATGAGCGCCATTACAGTCTCATCGAAAAGTATATTCAAGAGGCTGCACTTTAAGGTTTACAAAAAACAAATTCAATATATAATACACCTATGAAACACAGTGGAATCAAAGTACAACAAAAGAAAATTAAACGTAAGGGCATTCATGCAAAAAGCAAAACTTCACATTTGAAGCAGAGCAAACACTATAAAAAACTTTCACGCGGACAAGGCTAATATACATGAAAAAAGCATCAATTAAAGTTCTTGAAGAGTGCGCGGAGCTGCAACTCAAAAAGTCTAATGACTATCAAAATCCTCATAGCAGGATTCGTCAAGCAGATTATTACCCGCGTGGCGCAGCGAGTATACTTGACGTTATACATGCAAAGGTACTTCGAATGCACAGTGTTCTTGAAGCAATGGAAAATGATCCAAACTACACTCCAAACTTTGAGAGCATTGAAGACAGCGGAAAAGATCTAATTAACTATGGCAGCTTTCTTGTTGCGTGGTGTCGTGGCGGCATTGATGGTCAGGATTCAAGTCGCGACTTTTTAAATCGGCGGGTAAATTCTTCGCGTCCCGAATAAAGCAGTATCTATGGCAAAAATTACAGATATTATTCCAGATCACGTTTCGTCAAAGGACGTTATTGTAATAGGAATGTCTCCGTCACCTCGTAAGTTAAATAAAAAACCATACTCAAACAGCACGTTGGTTCGCCTGAGTCGGTGGATGAAAGACGTCAACCAACCCGAGTGGTCTTTTCATAACGTCATTCCAAACGTAGTTGGCTCTTCAAGCATGCAGGACGTCGACGTCTCGGCGTTGCTAAAAGCAGTAAATGGGAAAAAGACAATAATTGCATTGGGAACGTTTGTTGAACGGGTGTGTAAAAAGCACAACATAGATAGTTTTAAGATTGATCATCCGTCACCGCGCAACAGAAACTTTAACGACCCGACGTACGAGTCAAAGATGCTTAATAGTTTAAAAACATTTTTACAATCAAAATACAACTAATATACAATGAGAATTTTAATTACAGGTTGCAATAAAGCGCAATGCACATACGATTTTTACTTGCAGCAACAGCTTCAGGTAGCGATGTGTCAGTATAGTTTACCTCGCATTCTTCGAGACATGGGTCATAGCGTTGACATGCGACCAACAGTTATTGGAGAAAGTTTAGAAGAGTATGACGAAGTGTTTGTATTTTTACACAACCCTTCAGGCTTTGCTGGGTTTGTGTATAACGCGTTATGGGCAATATCGCGCAAGCCAAACTGCATATTCGCCTTTGACGACTGGCAAACCGATAGCATCTTTACTGGAATTACTTCACTGAGCGACCCACCCAAGTTGTTTAGAAAATTTGTTGTAGACAGCCACTCCAATATTCCAGAAAATATTGAAACTTACACAGACGTGTTTCTTCAGGCGATTGAAAAGATAAAGAGTAAGACAAATAGAATGTGTATGCCAGCATTTTCAGGAGGCGACTTGAGTCTGCTGTTAGACTGGCCAAAGGAGCGACTGTTTGGCTACAACCCAAATCCATACCACTTAAATCGTCAAGCGACACCCGCGCTTTTTCCTGAACCAAAGCAGCGTGTTTTTAATTTTGCTGGACTCGTTCAAGACAAGACTAAAAAGTGGCTGGCAAAACAGGGCGTGGAGTCAACTGGGTGGCCGCTAAAGCAGTATGGCTCTCGCAAAGACGGGCAAGACCGCGTCGTTGAAAGCGACATGATGAATGTCTATGCTTCTCAGTGGGGCATACTTATGCCAGGTTATTTTCATGCGGGGTCTGGATGGTGGAGGGCTCGTCCGTTACAAATCGCAGATGTAGAGTCTATCTTGGTTGGTGAGCCTAAAGAAATGATGCTCTATTACCGCGACGAGTCATTGGCAAACTTACGGGCGTCTGATATTGCGCAACTTTCTGACTCTCAGTTGGTTGAGATTGCAACTGCTCAACGTGAAGCGATCTATCGCAACCATCCACTCGACAAAGACGTTGCACGTCAAGAACTAAACGCTGTATTAAACTCGTAATTTCTTATTTACTTCTGTCTTAAACAATATATAATATACAAAAGAAAATAAACTATGTCATCAGTACTTGAAAAACTAAAAAAGAATTGCAGAATCAAAGAAGCCGACGTCCTTGCTGACAGCGACTTTTATGCTGAAAAAGATATCACGAGCACAAGTGTGCCAATGGTCAACGTTGCTCTAAGCGGCAGCATTGACGGCGGCCTGACAAGCGGCCTTACTGTACTTGCCGGTCCCTCAAAGCACTTTAAAACGAGCTTTGCGTTGCTTATGGCGGGTGCATACCTTAAAAAACATACCGACGCGTGCCTCATGTTTTATGACAGCGAGTTTGGTTCTCCTCAGCAATATTTTGAAAGCTTTGGAATTGACACTTCGCGAGTGCTGCATATTCCAATTAAAAATATCGAAGAACTCAAGTTTGATATTGTTAATCAGCTTGAACAGATGGATCGCAAGGATAAAGTGATTATTGTTATTGACAGCGTCGGTAACCTTGCATCGAAAAAGGAATTAGAGGACGCGATGAACGAAAAGAGCGTTGCCGATATGACTCGCGCCAAAGCTCTTAAAGGACTGTTTCGCATGGTGACTCCTTACCTGACAATGAAAAACATTCCACTTCTTGCTATCAACCATACCTATCAAACTCAGGAAATGTTTAGCAAAGCTGTGGTGAGTGGCGGAACAGGAATTATGTACAGCGCCGACAACGTTTGGATTATTGGTCGTCAGCAAGACAAAGACGGCACTGAAATCCAAGGCTATCACTTTATCATTAACGTTGAAAAGTCTAGGTTTGTAAAAGAAAAGAGCAAGATTCCAATCAGCGTGAGTTGGGAAGGTGGAGTTCAAAAATGGAGTGGGCTCCTTGATATTGCTATCGAGGGCGGGTTTGTTGTTAAGCCTAAAAACGGATGGTATGTCGCGTATGACCCTGCAACAAAAACCGAACTTACTGGAAACTTACGGGCAGCACAGACGTTGACAAAAGAATTTTGGGAAACAATCTTTACAAAGACAACGTTCGCATCGCATATCAAACAAAAGTATACAATCGGTCTGCGAGACATGATTGACGGCGGCTCAGACCCAGTTGTAGAAGACGAAGAAGTCTGATATGAAAACTCTGGCTGACTATATACTTCTATTAAAGGGCGCGATGCCGCTTGACATGTGTGAGGCGCTTATAGCGCGATATGATTCAGTATCAGAAAATGACCCCCTAAAATTACGACGTAAAAATAAGATCCTTGATTTTGAGGAGATTAATATGCTCGATCATCCAGGGTTTGAAGAGTTTAGAGCTCCAATGGGGGCACTCATGAGCGCGGTAAATAATCAATACTTACAAAAGACGTGCAACATACTGCGCGATCGTTTGCCATGTTATGAACCGTTGCAAGACTATGAGGCGCCGCGAATAAAACGATACGAGCCTGGAACGGGAATCTTTGACTGGCACACCGATCACTGCGACATTCCTTCCAGTAAGCGTGCGGTTGTAATGTTTTGGTATCTTAACGACGTGGCTGAAGGAGGAGAGACGCTGTTTGATATTGGCACAGAGATTGCGATAAAACCAGAAGCAGGTAATGTACTCTGTTTTCCGCCATACTATATGTATCCACACAAGGGAGCGACTCCAATCTCTAATCCCAAATATGTAATTTCATCGTATGTTTGGCTGCCTCAAAAATATGGAAACTCATGTGACTAAATCTATGCCAAGCGAAATAACTGACTATATATTTGTAGACGACCCGTCAAACGACAAGGTCTATGCAATACGACTCGTTAGCGGTCCATACGTTGACACAATATACAAATATGCAAACATAAAAATAAGTGAAGACACACAAAAAGAAGTGTGTACATTATCATACGCATATAATATAATGTCTACATCAGGAGCACACAATAAAGAAACTTTACAGAACGACCGTGTCTTTAAAGACTATATTGGAGACGTTTTAACGGACATACTTTCAAATCAAGAATATAAAATAGGAAACCATGGAGAATAATCTTCAAGACATCATAATTAAAAATTTAGTAAATAATGAAGCATTTTGTCGTAAAACCTTACCACACTTAAAACCTGAATATTTCGAAGGGCATCATAAAGCAATATATGCTCTTGTCTTACAGTTTATTACAAAATATAATAAACTTCCAAACAGCTCGGCACTCGCAATTGAGTTTCAGCAGTCTGAGCATATTCGTCGTCCAGACTCTGGCGCAATATCGCATACAATAACCACACTAAACGAAAACTACTCTGTAGAGCACGAGTGGTTGCTTGAACAAACTGAAAAGTGGTGTAAGGATCGGGCGGTTCATCTTGCTATTATAGAAGCAGTCTCTATTATTGATGGCAAGTCCCCAGACAAGGTTGAAGGAGCAATTCCAAGCATCTTAAGCAAAGCGCTAAGCGTAACGTTTGACACAAATGTCGGTCATGACTATCTCGAAAATATAGATCAACGATACGAGTTTTATCACAAGACTGAAGATAAAATTCCGTTTGACTTGGATATGTTTAATACAATTACTGGAGGAGGCATTCCACGAAAGACACTAAACATTATTTTGGCTGGATGTGTTCATCCTGACACTCAAGTTCGAGTAAGGCTGCATAAGAAAGTTCATGTTTAGATCTTTTGCGATTAGGTTTGTAATTTGGTGCTTTACCTAATTGCCAACCTCGTAAAATTAATTTAAAGATTTTATCGGTTTCAATGCGAAATGTTCTATCTCCATTATTTACATATTCTTTTCCACCATCTTTCATACCATATTGCCAACCCTCATTCATTTTTTCCTCAATTTCATTAAACAGACATCGCGTTGTGGTATCGCCTTTATGTATCCATACTTTACCAGTGTGAATCCTTCCACCCATTTGGGCTCTTTTTGATCTACCTTCCTTTGAGGCCCAATATGACCATGGATTATTTAGCGATACTATTGAAGCTTTACCACCAAGCGATGCAAACTTAGAAAATGTTTCTGGATTATGAATACCAGTTTTTCTTTCTTTAGCTCTTTTACCGTTCTTTCGTGAAATTTCTGCCTTCTCTTCTTTGCTAAATGAAAACATTCCTATCTTATTTTCATGACACCATTTACCAACAATACTCCGTTGTTCATATGTTAACTTTGCCCCTAACATATGCATTGATCGCAAATCGTTAACCATTCTATGCATTTTCCACAGCAAAAAATGAGCAATTATATGTTGTCTAACACTAAGATAAGTAAAATTACTTTCATCTTCTCCTCCGCCGGCATGGCGTGGGATAATATGATGTTTGTGTATATTTGATCCTCTACAATAATGAATTTTATTATTTACATTTTCGTTACAGAGTTTATAATAGATTTGAGAGTAAAAATTCATAAAAATAAATCCTGTTCCTGCTAGTATTATATTTATAAAAATCACGCCTTTATATGACTGAAAAAACTATTGCAATTAAAGAAATTGAAACTTTGTTAAATGAAGGATATACCATAGAAGTAGATTCTCCAGATGGATTTGTTCCAGTATCAGCCTTTGTTGATAAAGGAATGTGGGATGAATATGTGCTGTTACTTAACAATGGTAAAACTATACGAGTAAACGAAAACCATCTATTTGAAACTATCGATGGTTGGCAATATGCTAAAGATCTCGTACATAAAAAACAAGAATACTTAACTGAAGATGGTTATCAAATTGGTATTGTCACTAAAACAGGAAAACAAATACCAATTGTAGACATTACTGTTGATCATGAAAATCATCGATATTATACTGATGGGGTTTCTTCTCATAATACAGGTTGCGGCAAAAGTTTAGGTATGTGTCACATGGCAGCTGCAGCTCTAGCCCAAGGGCGAAACGTACTCTATGTTACTCTTGAAATGGCAGAAGAACGTATTGCAGAGCGCATTGATGCCAACCTACTTGACATACGAATAGATAAAATCAAAGACCTGTCTCAAACTGACTTTCAATCTCGTGTAGAAGGCATCTCTAAGCGCACTCGTGGAAAGTTAATTGTTAAAGAATATCCTACTGCAGCGGCTCATGTCGGTCACTTTAGGGCGCTGTTACTAGAATTGAAACTTAAAAAGAAGTTTGAACCAGACATCATCTATATTGACTATCTTAATATTTGTGCGTCTTCTCGCGTTAAGGGACTGAGTGGCAGCATAAACACATACAGCTTTATCAAGAGTATTGCTGAAGAGCTTCGTGGACTTGCAGTAGAGTTTAATGTGCCTATCTGGAGCGCGACTCAGGTCACTCGTGGTGGGTTTAATAATTCTGACGTTGAAATTACTGACACTTCAGAATCTTTTGGATTGCCAGCTACAGCTGACCTCATGCTTGCGTTTATTCGAACTGAACAGCTTGACAAGATGAACCAGATTATGGTAAAGCAGCTTAAGAATCGTTATAACGACCCTACTGCAAATAAACGCTTTACGATTGGAATTGATCTCTCAAAAATGAGACTCTATGATATTTCTGATCCTATGGCAAATATCACGAATGACAGCGACTCGTCTCCTGTGGTACACACTCCCTTTAGTAGCCAACGAAAAAATAAAGACTATAGCGACATAAAGGTGTAATTTTATAAATAATACAAATATTATTATAAATAAGCTTATATGTCACGACTAACCGAATTTACCAGCTACCTGACCGAAGCACTCTCTACATCCTCTGTAGAAAAAGCTGCATTTATCATTCAACGCTATCTTAAGAAAAAGACTGGCACTACATTTTTCAAATATCCCGGCTTGGAAAAATATACCAATTCAAGTGGTACTGGCTTTGGACTCCGA